TCTTCCCTCTGGTGGTTGTCCAGATGCAGTTGATTGAGGGTCTTCAATGGATGGGTGCCGTCGACGAACGCATCCTGGCGGTTCTTGGAAAACTCGCTATCTACATCCAACCTGTGGCGGGAATGATCGAAGCCGGTCGTATGTCTTGGATTCTTCCGTATGTAGTCCTTCAAGGATTGTTGGAACTCCTGGCAGGAAGTCGAAATCTGTCCTTCGCAGTCGCAGAAGATGGACATCTTCGTTGGGACTGGCTGGATGAAGCGAGTGTGACCTCGATTCCGTATTGGGCGGCATTGTTTGCCGTGACGGGTATCTTGTATCCTCCGATACTTGGGGTCTTCTTTGCAGGGCTGTTGTTGTATTACGGAGTCAACCACTGGAAGTATGATACCTGGGGAAGCTTGTGGTGTGTCTCCGTGAACCTTCTTTGGATCTACTATCTGCTTCGTTCACCTAAAAAATGAAACTGAGAAGATACGACAGCCACAACATGACCACCGCAGAATAGGTGTCGAAAAATGCCACGATTGTGATGATCAACGCCGTAATAAACCACATTGTTCTTTTACCCTAAAATCTGTGAGAGGAAACTGTTGATGACATTGGTAATCACAACTGCGGCAACACCCAACACGGCCGCACCCGTGTAGCTCACTACCCCCGCTCCCGTGTAGGCATTCGGCACATACTGGAGAAGGAGGTGACGGGGGGCGGACAAGGAAATGATGGCAGCGGCCAAGAAGAAGGCAATGTACAGACTGGCCGACGATGCCATCCAGCGCATCCCAGGAAGTGTGGGCTTGAAACTGGGAGGAATCCCCGAGCTTGGCGCCATTCCATTGCTGGGCATGGGCACCACAGGAGGCTGAGACTGGGGCCCTTGAGGCATGGGAAGAAGGCTGTCGAGAGGAGTTGCGTCGTCCATTTATCTTCTATGGAGAGGTTTCACAACTAGCATCCTCCACGCGATACCTCCAACATTTGCCATCCGACTTGACAACTTTGTCCGTGGCATCCTTCAACGGCACGGCTAACGTACGAATGTTTACAAAGTTTCGATGGAACAACAATACCGAAATCCCAAGTCCCACGATGAAAGAAAAGAAGGGACTTACCCGATCAAGGGCTTCCAAAAGTCTTACCATTGTTACTCGCCAAGAGATTCAATGAATCAGGCTCGGCGACACAGGGCACTTCCACGGCTGTAAAGCGAACACATCCTGTCTCTGTATGGTAGACGCTATTGTCATGAGGAGAAGGGACTGATTTGGTTTTTCGGGTAGGAGGAATGAAGACGGTGGACATTAACAGTCCTGTGACAAGTCCAACGACAATCCAACGAAGTTCTAACATTGTTACGACGACTCCATATTTTTCTTTCCGTTTGTTGTGGACAACGCCACATACTTTTGGTAGAACGCCCCTCCGAAGAACCACGCAATCAACAAATACCCAGACCCCGGAACAATCGCAGCGATGACTGCAAGTCCGATGGCTGCCCACCTCCCCCATCCGTTCCGGGAAAATAGCGTATAGGTTGCAGCAACCGAGAAGACCCATAGAAAGACTCCAAACGCAATTCCCAACGCTTCCAATGCACGTTCTGTCAAAAACTTGCTAGAAAGTATGCTATCTCTAGGGTTGCGAGGGTCTATCATAGACAATCCATCGACTTCTAGTTTCCCATTCTCAGGAACCACTTTCTCGACAATCTTTCCATCGTCTCCACGAATCCTCACGGTCAACCGCTTTCCTTTGATGATGGTTCCTTCCGAAATCTCTCCTTGAGCCTTTTCGCGAAGAGTCTGTTGTGTGAACTCAGACGTCCGGAGTTTGACGCAGTTTTGATCGGCGGCCGATCCACCACATGCATCCTCCGCCTTCTTACGGATGTCAGCCACGTCCTTTGTCGTCAAATCTCCCTTCGGGGCCACTGTATAGGCCGGAATCAGCTTGTCATCCACTTTGTCCACGACAACCTTGTTTCCCTGTATCTTGTCTTTCAAGACCTGGGTCACATTCTTGGTGGACTTCTCGTCCCCGTAAAACGCAGACTCAATGTATACCATTGTTATGATGCGAAGACTAGATTGCCGAGACCCGACACGATGCGCAAGAAATTCACAGACTCTACGTAGACACCCACATTGTAGGTAAAGGTAAAGATCACATTGTTATTGGATTGAACAACGGTTGTCAGAGTCCCAGGAGGATACAAGGGTTTGCCAGTTCTTGCATCTATCAAATTGGCAGATTCTGGGGGGACAATCGTGAGACTACTCGAGAACAGACTGGAGGTCAACACGCACACGACACTTGTGGAAGGTGCATTGTCCGATGTGACCGACAATGGGAGCGGCGTTTGAAGAGTTACGCGAAGAATGATCTTGTTAAACATGCTTCCGTTGATAGCACCACTGGGTTGGTATTGATCATGATCCAGCGCAAAGGAGTACTGATAGACACCTGGGAGGTCTGTAATCTGTCCTGTTGCGTATTTGTACATCTGTTGCAGCGAGAAGAACGGGAAAGACTTGGGCGTGAATCGTTCCTTTCCGTCAATCAACAACACACCATCGATAATCGGATCTCGCGGGGCCACAGAGGACACTTGTTGTTGTCCCGAAGAAAACAATGATGTGTCTACATCCGTGTTAATAGCACTCCAAGGAGCTCGATTCGGGTTGGCCCAGTTGGTGTAGTTGTCCCAATCATTGACCAATCTTCGGTCGGACCGTTGTGACAAGAAGAGAATGCGAGTTACTAAGTTGAACATCGGGATTTCCAGTTCGGTGTTGCCTCCAAACTGACCTTCTTTGCTCACATATCTCAACGTCTTGATCAAGAACGTCTGATCCGCACGGGCCAGTTGGTTCATCTCCATCTCGGTCAAGTAGATGTAGTTGGCCTCCACATAGAAATCGGGAACCCACGTGGTTACAGTTGTATTGGTTGGAAGACCGGTTTTCTCTGGCGAAGACAAGAACAACTGCATCGGGTAGTTCACAGGAGCCACACGTTTTCCAAAGGTGGATGTGTTTGCGGGATTCACATCAATCACGGTGTACAAATCATTCAAGGCCCGGACAGTGATGTTGATATAGACATCCGTGTTTTGGAGACTGGTCAAGGGCAATGCCAATCCAGGATTCTCACAGAACCAAAAGTGAAGCGGAATGATCAACTGACGACCGCGAATGCTGGGTTCCGGATTCGCTGTGCCCGGCAAAGCCGTGGGCGTTGATTGTGGGCGAATCGCATGAGGGTATTGGTTGATACGATCGTAGGCATTGGCGGGGTCATACAACTCGGGAACATTCCCAATCATGCGGTCGATAATCTTGCGCTTGTTGGCATCGTGTGTTAGATACGAATACATCTTCATCCATTCTCCTGTCATGCGTTGAATGACTTGACCGTTCATCGTGAGCTCGATGGAATCAATGAGATTGTACCCAAGGTTGCGAATCCATTGAAACTCATATCCTATCGAGTTGGAACGCGGATCATACCCAGAAGGCATTGTGGCAGAACTCGTATACTTCAACGGCGACCAGATGTCGGGCAGTGTCAACACAAAGTAACAATCGTGAAGCAAGTTTGCAATCCGTTCGACTTTGCACGAGAAGGTTCTTGTGGATGTCGTGTTAAACTCAAGATTGGAAGATGTCATCGTCAATCGAATCTGTTCCATCGCAAAGTTGGTATGACGACGATAGACTGATCGGAAATGAGTCATCGAAGGATTTCCATTCACTAACTCATTCTGTGCACCCGTTCCCACAAGTTGTAGAAGGCCACCAGGCATATTTGTAGTATATCGGGCGGATTGTTTAGCTTGATTCCTCCATAGCGTGAAGCCATCGTAAAAAGACAAACCCTCCAAACATTCCTAACAGACCGGCAAGAAACAACTCTCCGTCCATTATACGATTCTGCGAGAGGATAGTGTTACACTCAAGGGTGGAATCACGTTGAATCGAACGACTCCGGAGTCCACAACAATGCCTAAAGCCAAGGGAGTACTTGCCAAGCAGCATCGGCTGGTGTAGGTCGCACCGCCCGACGCACCCCCATTCGCCCCTTGGAAGGCAGCGACGAATCTCTCACGCTGCTGAGCCCCGTTTCCAGTGACACTTGTGAACATCTCATTGGTTCTGCGTTTCTGAGGAGGGGGAGTCCTGTTGTAGGTCGCCGCAATGACCTGGCGCTTCCTCGATGTCAAATAGTCTTGTGCGGAATTCACCTGCATTTGTGATTTACGCAAGAGATTCGCATACAATGCAATGCGATTCTTACTTGTCAGTACACACATCGACCAAACAACAGGATACTCCAAAGTTGCTTTCAATCTCGTGAAGCAACTGGCATCCTTGGCTCCTACCGTCAAGACCTTCCACTTTGGATTCCAGCGTCATCCTTCTCGGGCGGGAACCCGCAAATATCCCGATGGTGTCGTTTCTTACGATGCCGCAGCCAACGAGGATCCCAAGGAGGAGGGATTTGGATTTAACAAGATTCACGAATACATCGACACCGTGAATCCTGATGTTGTCATGATCTACAATGATCCGATTACGATCTGCAAGTTCATCGAGAGCATGAAGCACGAGAAGGGCAAGTCTCCCTATAAGCTGTGGTTGTATTTGGACCAAGTCTACGAAGGAATCGCTCAGCCGATCATGGAGGAACTCTACAAACACGCAGACAGATTCTATGTCTTCACCCAACACTGGAAGAAGGTATTGGATACCTATGGTTCTCACCCCGATATCAAGATCTTGGAACATGCAGTCGATCCAACAGTGTTTACGAACATGTCGGTCGCACAACGTAATCAAACCCGCCGTGGAATGAACATCCCCGAGGATGCGATCCTCTTTTTGAATGCCAATCGCAACAGTCAGCGCAAGAGGTTGGACTTGACCGTTCAAGGATTTGTTCGATTGTTAAAGACAGTTCCCAACTCATATCTGGTCATCGCGTCCAACTTGACTCCTCAGTCGGGAGCCTACTATGACATTCAGCGTGTCTTTTTGGAAGAGTTGAAAGTTCTTGGATTGAATCCTCGTGACTATGCAACCCGCATGATGTTGATTGATACGTCTCCTCCTCAGGTCTTGGATGACGAAGCCATCAATCAGCTGTACAACATCTCGGATATTGGAATCAACACCTCGGATGGTGAAGGGTTTGGGTTGTGTCAGTTGGAGCACATGTATACGGGAGCTCCCCAGTTGGTGACAGATGTAGGGACGTATCGCACATTCTTGCCGATGGACGTCGCGACCTACGTTGCTCCCAATGGTCGTGCATA